TTGGCGGTGCAAGTATTCCAAGCGGCCACACAAGCATCGACACAACCCGGACACATCTGATCTTGAGTGTAGTAGAAGAGGTAGGGCAGAATTGACCACGCGACATTATCTATCGAGAATTTTACGGTTGCTTGGGGAATATAGCCAAGCCCATGATGGATAGTTGCAAGAAGGATCTCGCAAACATCAGACGGTGAAGTGGAAAAAGTGTAATCAACTGTCCCCGACAATTTATTCATAAAAGTTTTGAAATCCGTGTCGATCACACTATCAAAAACATCGGTACTGGAAGTATCTTCGGCGTCCTTACTAATTTTTAATTTATATTTATCTGTCATATTAAACTTCGTTGATAGCGTCCTTAAGCATGATATAAGCCGCAATTCCGGCGGCAGAGCCATTAAATACTAAATTCGTGCCATTCACTCGATATTCCAAATAATTTACGCTCGGTTCCGCGCCATCGTGCGAGTAATGCTGACTGCTTGGATCTACAAAGTGGTATTCATCAGTTCCCCAAGCCCAGTTTTTAGTATAAAGGTAAGTTTCCGGCGCATAGGGCAAATGGTGAGCCACCGTGTAGGTATTCGGCGTGATTCCATCATCATCTGAAGTAAGGACATTCCCTTGCTTATGAATGGCAAGCGATTGGCCGTTGGAAGACAAAGAAGTGAAATTCGGCAAAACCGTTTTTACATCTTTTCCTTGCTCCGAAACCATAATTCCGTACTGCTTCTCGAGAGAGTATTTCGGCACATACGGATCACCGGTAACATCTTCAAAGGTCTTTTCAAGATCCACATCGAAGATAAAGTAATGGTAGCGCGTAGGAAAAGTTCCGACATGATCGGCCAGATCCGAAAACAGGGTAGCCGTAAGTTTTGTCTTGCTAATATGCGAATAATAAGCGTGTTCGAAAACTCCGGGCCTGACTTCGACATAAAGGAAGAACATCGGGAAGAAACCAAGATTATGGGTAATTTCGATCTCAAATTTACCGCCAATCTCGAAAGCATCAATGAAATCAACGACTATATCGAAAGATCCCCACCCCTCTCTTAAAATTTTTAAGGTTCTGTGTTTGGTGGAGAAGAGTAATTTATTGTCGGGACAACTCTTTGCATCATATCCCGGTTGCGAAGCAATAATGCCAAATTCGCCCATCTTTTTTTTACTCCTATCCTAAATAGCCAATGATAATCCTATCATTCACCCCATCGTTAATAATAATTCTCTTGTTCGGGCTATCTATGCGGATAAAACCACCGCCGTTTGATTGCCCGATTCCCAACATGGAATTAAAATTGCCATAGAGCGCAGTTGCGCCGAGGCCATTCTGCTCGATGCTCGCGTCCAATGCTAAACTACCTTCCGGCAAAGAAGGTAGATCTAGTTTGGAGCCGCTTCGAGGTAAAAAATTAGTCCAATCTTGGAGCATTATTGCCTCCGTTGATCTTTACTATCAATCGGCCGATCGTCCATATCCTTGAAGCCAATCGAGTAACCGTGGAATTCAGGCCGGTTTGTCGAAGTAGATCCCATAATCTGAACTGACATCGCCTGAAAATCTCTTATCTGTTCGTTAAAGTTTTCTTTGGTCAAAAAGCCGGGGGCATTCGTTTGCTCTTTTCCGGCGTAATCATCTTGATAGTCGAGAGCGACTTGAACGATTGCGCCATCACCGTCATCGAGAGCCAAAGCGTAGCGATCAGGGCTTTTCTCTTTATATGGATCACCGAAATTATTGTAGTGAGTTCTCAAATGGAAAGCGATTGCTACTCCGTTGTCGCTTGAATACTCTTCGCCCCAACGATAAACATTTCCGGCGCTATCGCCCGAAACCAATATCTCTTCATTGGTAGAAGGATCGATATAACTACCGAAAGTGGTCATCGCATTAGCCAAGCTCCAAATATCCCATTGATCGAATTTCTCGTGATGAACCAAGCAACCATTTACAATATCCTTCGCGCGGTTGCCTCGACCTAATCGGATTGTACCGATGAAAAAGATCGTATAATTGCCGAGAGAAAAAGAACAAGGATTTGCGATACCGTGCGCCTTGATAGTGTCTTCAATAATTGTAGAAACACCCATATCGGCCGGCACCATTTGAGTACCGGTATTGCGGAAAATTCCGTTTGTAGCCAAGACATAATCAACATCGTCTTTGGTCGTACAAACCGAGAGGATATTGCCGCGATAAGGCATTCGGAAAAATGATTGACCGTTAAATTTATATGCGCCGAATTGTTTATAAACATTCACACGATCGACTGAACTTGTCATAAAATTAATCTGACCGTCTTTTCCGGCTGTCATTGGAGTAGTACCGCCGCCGGCCGGATCGTTGGAATTGAGATAAAAAGGATCGGCCGAATAAGAAGTTTTGGCTGTTTTTCCGGTAATAGTTGATCCGGTGTAAACCGCAGTCAATTCTAACGCGGTATCGCTAGTAATCGAGGAAATACGATAAACAATGCCTTCAACCAAGAGAGACATCGCGGTAGTCAATTCTGTGGTGAATAGAGTGCCGCTACCGGTAACAGTCGCGTCATTATTGGTCAAAGTAACCGTACCGGTGATGCTGTAACCATTAAGATCAAAACTGATCGCCGATTCTGCGAGCAGTAGCTTATTCACATCGGTAAAAATGCGAGAATTCCAAGCCGTCATCGCTGAAGGACTAGGGGTAGAGAGGCCGTACTGTCTTTTGAAGGTCGTGCCGTCCCAAGTAAAGTAACCATCGGTTGCATTACCAAGGTGAAACTCCATCGCAGTACCCAACAAAACAGCCGAAGGAATCTTGACATCGACCGTAAATGTTTTAATCGGAGATCCCCAAGTATTACCGGTGAAATCGTATTTATAAACATTTTTATTGGAAACACGGAGAATTCCCTTCTTGCCGGTTCCGAGATCGTAATAAATCAAATTTCTGATCGGTTGACTATCAATCGTATCGAGAAGTTTGGCATAGCCGAAACGGACTTTCTTTGAGCCAAATAATCGAGAATAAAAATTAGTGCTTTCAAGCAAATCGGAAGCTTGCGCCATAAAAGGATTAACATCGCGATTAATCCCTCCATGATTATAAAAGTTTTGTCCGGCTGATTGCATTAATACCCCTCAAATCCGCGACTAGCGCTCGAGGCAATCGGCATATTCCCCTGTTTAATTCGCTTACGCAATTTATAGAGTAATCCGCCGTCTTCTTTTGCTCGTCTGATTCGAGCGTCAATAGCATAATTTAATTCAGGTTTTCGATCTTTCTCATTAGCCCGAGACATGCCGTAATCGTGGAAATATCCAAGCATAGGAATTAAAGGATTCAAAAGTGTGTCGGTTGGATTGACCAAAGCAATAGGGTTGGTCGTGTACCAAATTCTCATAATATAACCGGCCGGAATGATATTCGAAGTAAAGTAGATTTTGTTTCCGGCCATGCGGTAATCGTATTCAGTAATATCGCCCGATTCGTCTCGGAAACGAAAATCTTTTGGAGTGATTGGCTCACCGAAGGTAACGCCGCCATCGCGAGATAATTCAACCATAAATACCCCGAGGATCTCATAAGTATCGAGGTCGTAATTATCGGCTCCTGTGGAGGTAATATCGTGATAATCAACGAAATAAGGTGATTCACCGCCCATTAAAAGAGTTTGAACTTCAAGATTGAAATAATTGAGCCAACGAGTAATATCGGCTCGTTTGATAAACTTCTCATTAGTATCGCCGAAATCCCCCAAGATAGCGTCCTGCATGGCCTTGAGCGACCATTCGGGATAACCATCGAAGGCCAACTCATCAGAGAAAGAGCTTTCAAGGCCAGTAACGGAATTGTAGAAACAGTATTTATAAGAATAAGGACTGGCTGAAGCGGCATCGCGATAAACATTTTTGATCTGATCTATCTGCAAAGAGGCCTCTACTAAGAGGGTGTAAGTACCGCCAACTCCAAGAACGGATCGGTAAATTCTGAATTTATCGTAAGGAATGTGAACTACGCTCGTATCGGAAGCGTGAGTGAAACTTCCACTCGCATTGAGCGTCAATCCGGTAGCATTCGGGATAGCATTAATTTTGACTATTTCCGCTTGCTCAAGTCCGGGACGGCCAAGAATTACAAAGTCATTGGCGTTGAATCCGGCAGAGTTAGCCACTACCAAATTAACACCGGAAGAATAATCGGACTTTAAGAAAGTCTCGATATTATTCGATAGATCGGGGTGGGACATTGTAATTGGCTTTATCATGTTAGTCCTTCATTATTAAATTTATTATATCACTTCAAAATCTGTAGAACTATCAACCTGCATCGTCCTTATTTCAATTCCGACAAAAATATCATCACCCCTGTCAATCGGCTCTGACTGCACCACAAATTCGGTTGATTGGTCGAATACTGGTATTTCAGCATAAACAACCGGCTTATAATTATAAAGCTGGTATTCGCTTGTTTCTAAAATTCCGTTAAATATGAGTCCGTAAAGTTCCTTTTGCATAATTACTCACAATCTTTTTTGCTAAATTAATATTTAATATTTCTTTAATATATTTATTGTAAAATTTGTAACTATTACTCCGTTTTATCCAACCCCAATATGATATTACCGCACAAGCGTCTTTGCGACTGGCTTCGTTTTTTCTATTGATTTTTACCATACGGCGTTTGACTCTCAAACAATTTCTTTTTCGCAGTATCGTCTTATTTTTGAAAAACCGTAATCCTAAAAAATCAATCGCTCTGTCTTTAACTGGTGAAATTTGCCAGTTGTCTTTCATTTTTAATTTTATTCTCGCAAGATATTTTTCAATTTCTTTTCTTGCTTTGTGGAGTTTTCGCTTATTACCTCCCAATATAACCAAGTCGTCAACATAACGGATATAATAATTTATGCCTAATTCTTCCTTAATAAAGTGGTCAAGTCCCTGCATAAAAAAGTTCGAAAACCACTGACTTGTATAATTTCCAATCGGCAGCCCTTTGTTACTGTTAATAATTTCCTCAATTAAATATATGCAATCTTGGTCTTTTATTTTGTTGCGGAACATTTGCTTTAATATATCGTTATCAACAGAGTTATAAAACTTTGAAATGTCCATTTTAAGGCAATATTTCGTTCCTCGGTGGTCTGTGTCCAACCAATGCCTTAAAATCTTCTGTCCGTGGCTTGTGCCTCGATTTGGAACACTTCCACAATTATACTCATACATTCCGCTCATAATAATATCGTGAAGTTGAAGCATTAAAGCCCAATGTATTATCTGATCTGGGAAATATCTCGGCTTAAATATCACCCGCTCTTTTTTGTTCGCCCCGTCAAGTATTGTTTTGATGGTGTAGGGCGAAGCCTTGTAACTCTTATTTACAAGCATTTTTTGCACTTCCTTGGAATAATAATCAATGTTGTCTAAAACTTTTTTAACGAACTTCTTATTGCGTTTTCCCGCTGAAGATTTGTGTATTGCCTTGCGGATATTTTCAATGTCGCAAATTTTATCGTAAATAAAGCCTACTCGTTTCATTAATTACTTTCTTATTAGCCTCAAGGTATTTCGAGAATAAACCTACTAAACCCTGCTCTTAACGGCTTAATTTTCACCAAGGGGTGAGGAATATGGAATGCAAGTTTTTAATAATAAATCTAATAAGAGTCTGACCGCCAATGTTCACATTCGTGTTAGACGAGGTGTTATTCAAGTTCCAGTAGAACAGCCCCGTATTCGTACCGTTGTTCCAGTTACCGCCGAATTGAGCGACCACGCACTCCATATCCCTATGTTATTTAATTGTTAATTTTATATATGGGAGAGGTATCTCCCAAACCCTCTCTAAAGAGCTTTTTTAAGAAGCCGACCGCCAACGACCACATTCGCGTTAGACGAGGTGCTATACAAGTCCCAGAAGAACAGCCCCGCAGCCGCACCGCTGTTCCAGTCACCGCCGAAGCCAGCGACCCTTTGTCCTGTGTTTCTGTAATAATAATCAGAATAATAGGTATTTGACGCTCCACCTGTTGAAACTACTGGCAATTCCGCAAACTGTAAATTTGAACCAAAGCCCATTTGCTTGGTATATCCGTCTGAATTTGCATTAACATACCCAAGTTGTTCATAAGGACTAGCAAAGACATTGGATGTATAATTGCTTGCGTCCTTGCAAACCCAACCTTGATATTCATTGATATTTAAGCCGTCAATCCATTGGTAAACGCTACCGTAAATGTTTTCAATTCCCCTGTAAATAAATGGACTTTTACCGTCTGAATTGCTGGTTAAACTTCCGCTTGAAGCAACGATATTTGAACTAAATCCACTCTTCCAACCAGTGTTATAAAGAAAATTACCAACAGCAATATTGACTGTCGTTCCGTCAAAAGTAATTGCCTTGTTGCTTGCATCATAAACATCAATAGAGGTAATAGTTCGTCCATAACAAATTTGATTTCCACCCTGCGAAGTTCCAATGCTTATAGGTTGACCAACCGCATATAAATTGGCGTTAGCGTTGGCGAGTATAATTCTGTTGGTGTTGCTCTCTGCAACAGTGGCAAGGTGCGTTGCCGTGTATTGTCCGCTTGTCCAACCATTCATTATTGCTTGTGAATTTAAGTTTGCAAACTCAACTAAAAACAAGCATTGTAATAAATCGGTTGTATGGATATCCATTTGTTGATAACCATTGTAGAGGTTGCCTGCGTTTCCATATGCTCTGGCGTAAGTGCGAAAATCAACAATAGTTTTGCTGATTAAAGGATATTTATCCTCCTTGCTTTCAAGCTTATTATCCCCACTCAAAGACCCAACATATTTACCTATGTCAAAGTAGGGCAATTCACGACTATTTGCAAAATCCCAAAAACACATTGGCAAATAAAATCCAAAGTATTGTTTTTTAGAAATCTCTATCTTTTTAATTCCGACTACATCGGTTTTTTTAATATAGAACTTTGGAATGCGAATAAACACATTTCCAAAACTATCGGTAACTTGTTTTATTTCCTTATAAATCTCGGCATTATCAAAGTCATTTCTAACTGGTGTATTTCCAACACCTGCGTTGGCGACCATTCCGATAGCGTCACCAGTCCTTGTCAAAACTGTGCCAGAGTTTTTGTCCCAACTAACACCGTAAATTTTAGTTTGAGAAATTCCGTCAATAATTCTGCGGAACCTTAACCTATTTGGCATTTTAGGCTCCTTAGTTTAATTCTGTGTTCAATTTGATTGTGAATTTTTGACCAGCGTCAGGAGTGAAAGCGTCCAAGGTTTCAATAGCAATAAAAATTGAAGTCGTTGCGTCTGCACATTTGAAAGGTACTCGAACAGTAGCGTCCATTGTTCGGCTCATATCTGAATTTGTAGTATCGGCAGCAGTAACCATTGCAGGCAGGTCAACATAGGTAACTCTTTTGGCAGCATCAGCGTATTTATCTTGCCAAGGGAGATTGTCGGCTGAAATTGTCGGATTAGAAGCATTGAAAAAATGCAACCTTAGTCTTGGAGTTATTGA